TGTGTGCTCTTTACCATCTGAACCTATTTCTGTATATGTCACTCCAACAACACTATCTTTCCATACAGATTCTGTTAACCCTGCTGATAAAAATGAAGAGCGAGCATATCCAACCCTAGTTCCAAGTAAATCTTTATTAGTCATATATGCATGCTGATTAACATTTTGAACTGATTTTGATTCGTCCCGTTTTTCAGAACCTTCTATTTTATCACCATCATATGCTGCTAATACTTTTCGGTTCTCTATCGCATTATAATCGTCAACATTTCTATGATTACCATCGCGTGTTATATTTTTATAAAAATTTGCACCTTTAGTTGCTTTATTTTTAATATTTGAACCATAACCAGAAATCGCTGTCACTAAATTTGATAAAGCTGTTTGATCATCCCAATAAGTTGAAGAAGTTAAAGTGGCCATACCACATCACCTCCGGGTTAGGATGCATAATTAATAAGTGTTCTAGCAGCTGTATTAAGTCCAGTGTAATCATATTCATTGCTATTGATGTAGATCTGACGAGCTCCAGCATTAGCAGAAATAAGATATCTCATAAAGTTTTTAGCAATTTCATCAACTTTAGGACCCTGAATCGGGTAACCACTGAATTTTACAGTTACATCTTTCTTACCAATATCACCCTTAGTATAATTATACATATCTGTATCAGCACTATTAAGCTGTGCAGCAACTATAAGTGTTGAAAATTCGATATCTCTAAGAGTATTATCACATGCCATAAATAAGAAAGTGAAACACTCGTTTTCAAAACCAGGTTCAAGAATGCCTTTATGAATTAAACCATGATAATGCTTGACCTGTTGTGCGCGAGGATCTTTAATACCAGTAAGATAAAGTTTAGAAAATTTTGTCAGGGGAGATCCAGATTTTTCATCATATGTAAGTGAAAATTCTGATGCACTCTGCATATTAACTTTACTTATAACATTGATATTATTAAGATCATCGCCTAACTGAATAGTCTCAGCGCTTAATGGCTCAAGACCATCTAATGACTTAAATTCATATTCAACAATATGCATCCAGTTAAGCATAAGACTTCTATATTCTGCATTTCTTTTTGCAAGCTCAACAATGAACTTAGGCATCTGACAAATAATAAAGCATGCATAACCAGTTTCATACGGATTGAATTGAACTAATGCACCGAAGTCAGGCACACCACGCATCAATCTATATTTAGTTACATCTTTAAAGTTTTTAGTATGTCTAAAGATATTATCAATAGTTGCCATTATTTATTTCCTCCTTTCGAAAAAATTAATTAATAGCATAGATATTAAAGCGTTCTTCCTGAACGAAATCGAGGAAGCTTACTATAATAGTTGCAAAGAATATCTTGTTAAGTTCATATCTTTCATCATTTGTATACTGCATAACAATACTCTTAAAGCTGCTATTGTATCTACGAATGACACTATTAACATCATCCATATATTCCTGAAGACTATCGCTATCAAGGAATGAATATCTAATTCTCGGACATTCTGATCTTACAGCACGAATAACCCTCTGGATATTAAGAATATTGTGTAAGAAACTAAGCTGAGTATATTCAGGATAATTAACGTATAATGTCTCCAGTACAGGAACTCCATCATAATAGTTAACATAGTTAACACATGCATTAGCAAGTTGCTGTTTCTGATCCAGTCCAGGAATAACTATCGGTAAGAAGTTAATAGTATTATCAATAAATTCAGGCAATGTAAAGTTATTAACAATACCAGCAAACGGATGTCCAATACCAGCTTTAGCATGAGCAACAAATCTCGTAGCAAGCAAGTAAGGTAATGTAACAGTAATTTCTTTCTTACTATAAGTATCATGGATATTACCATAGATTCCATACATAGCACAGTATCTTGATTTATTAAGCTGATCTGCAGCTTCAAGAATCTCTGTTAATGTCGTAAGACCGCTACTACCAAGATCAGCAAAGAACATCAAGTCGCCTCTCCAGTCAGCAACATCAATGATAGCATTCTTAACCGATACAGGATATGCAGCATCGAATACACATGCAGGTTTAATAGCATCAAGATCATATATTATAGGATCAAATTGTTCACTATCCTGATTCTTGCCCCATGCACCAAGTAATAATTTAGTGTATTCAGTAGTATTTTCAATCGGAATAGGACCAAGATCACCATAAGAACCATTAATAATCGGAATACCATCAGCATATTGAAGGTTAACAAGAGTACCACTAATATCATCAGGTCTATTAGCAACCCACTCAGCATTATCTTCTTCATTTCCAGAAGGCTGGAATGCAACGATATTACCAATAGCCTGTCCACGTTTATCAACACCATTAAGAAGGTCATAGTTAACAAGATCAGTGACATCGACACTAGCATCATCAATTTTAGCAGTCTTAGCAAGAAGTCTAGCAAATCCATAGAACCCTTTTTCATGAAGTTCACATCTAAGGATTTCGGTACCAGTATTAATTTTACTCTCAATTGACTGCTGAGTGTTTTCAATCATATATTCGGGATTCATTGCACATGTAATTGTCTTAAGAATCTCGTTGTTTTCCATAATTTCAAAACTGTATCTAATACAGCTTGAAGATCTAGAATACTGATATTCAGGAGCCATACGGAAAACTATATTGCTCAAGAATCTACCATTAGTAGTAAGAGTGAAAAGTGGGAAGTCGGTAGCATCTTCATCACTATAATCATAATTACCATAGCCAGCAGTTTCAGCATCTTTATGTGTATAGCAATTAGCTTCTGATGTAGCATAAATATATACATAATTAACATCATCCACAACTGCAACACGAGCATGAATTGTAACGTTAGCGAGAGTAGCATTATTTGACACTAAACGTTTACATAATGCATAACCTCCGCTACGAAGGAATTCTGCTACAATAAGATGGCTCTGACCATGCTTCTCGAAACTAATTCCACCATAAGTTTCATTAAACTCTTGGAAACTCTTGACCGTTTTCCATCCTTCGGGACCTTTATCTGCTGTAAAAGTCATCATTAAAACAGGCGTATCATCATATACATACTCTACAGGTATCGTAGGAATACTAGTATAGTCATATAATTCAAACGTTGTTTTAGGATATGATCTATTTTGCACAGCCATTTATTTTACCTCCTTTTTAAGATAAAAATTATTTTTACTTATACTCTATTATTTTATATTTATCTCTCTCAAAATAAGTAAAGTTTTAGCTTTATCCTAATGTTTTATTTCATACCCCGGAGGTTTTCTATGTTCCTGAGAGTTTAAATTTATACTTTTTAGAAAAAAATAATACACGTGAGAATACCCGTAGAGATTTCTCTCTACGGGTATGAAATGAACTACTCAAATTCAATCTCGGCTTTAAAACCAAGATCATTGATAACCGTTTTGAATCCCTGATTTTCCAAGTCATGGGCTATAACAATAGCCTCATGCATGTACTCGTCGTCATCGAATTTTTCTTCGATATAGATTTTATTTGTTATCATGAATAATCACTTCCTTTCTAGTATATTACAAATATATAATATACAATTAAAAAATTGAACTAATTCATGATAATTTTCTCTAATGGACTATGTGGAGTGTCTCCTTTATTAGTGATAGCTGCAGCAATAGCTTGAGCAGGATATTCTCCAGTTAATGATGTGTAAACTGACACTAATCTAGGTACTTGTGTTATAGGCATTGCCACATAAGCTCGTCTATCAGGATTTTTAGAAAGTCTAAATGGTTTAGATGGATCATTCTTATCTCTATATAACTCTGATACTAATAATGCTAATATTTGGTTAGTGATTTTATAATCAAAATCATTCATTTCAGCATTTAATAACAAATAATCTAATAACTCATCATATGGTATATAGTTAGGTAAGTGTCCACCAATAAAAAGTTTAACAAAACTTTCTACATTATTAACACTCTTAGGAATATTCATTTCAGATATTAATTCACTACCTTTAGAGAATCTTAATAATCTATATGAATCTGGTCCTTGAGTGTTTAATAGATGAAAATTATTAACTCTTTCTATTCTGCTAGGTTTACACTTAATCATCGTAGGACACTTAAAAGGTTTAGCGTCATGAGCTTTACCAGAAGTATCTATATATACGTATTCGAATACTCCCATGGTATTTACATATTCACCAATAATCTCAGCTCTCTTAGAATCAAAATATTGTTGAGGCACATAATATATACATTCTGCAGGTTCATCAGCATTAAAATATAATACATGATTATCTTCTTTCATCCACGCAGGTAAATTAGACATGATATTCACACCCTTTATATAATATAATTATAAATTATTCGGATGTCAACCATATGAATTTTAGAAAAAAATGAATTATAATAAAGTGAGGATATGGTATTTAACCATATCCTCGAAACTTATAATTTGGAAAAAGGGTTTTATATTTTGAAGGTACTAGAAATCAATTATTAAAAGAAAGGCGAGAGGCAAGATAAGCTGTTGGATTATAATTCTTGCCTCTCTTGTGCGTTTCAATATAATTGAAGATACTAGATACTGGATATCAAATATTCATATTCTCTGTTTGATTAACGAACTCATAAATCTCGTTCTCAAACAGATTCGGCCGCTCTAATGGAAGAGCAAGATTCTTGTCCACTATCGTACAAGTAATGCTCTTTAGAACTTCTTCTTCTGAAGCACAGTTTTTGACAATGAGCTTAAATGTATACTCATGTCCTTTGCGAGACTCGAGATATACAGTCAGTGGCTGCCATCCTTCGTCGTTCAGCATTTTGATTGAATCTGGATGAATTCCATTCCAGATCATCATAAAGTCTTCCATGTGACTGTAGTCACTATTCGTTTCAATAACTTTGTGCACAAATTCCATATACGAAATTCCTGCACAAGATCCGACAACAACATCGGCTTGTAATGGCTGATCATAATCAGCCTCTCCGATGTCTGATCCCTTATCGAGATTCTTAAAGAACTTACGGCAAATTTTACCACTTTCGAGAACGCTTTCGAATAATTTATTAAGAGCAAATGCTCTTACCTGATAATTCATTTTTTCCATATTAATAGACTTCCTTTCAAAATTAAATTTTTGTTAAAATACAACGACTGGATATATATATATAATATCCAGCCGAGGCCAAATAATCTAGTCAAAAGAAAGGTAGTGATATGAACATTTCTATCCATATTACTATATATATAATATACAATTAAAATTTGGTTTAAGCCTTAACTTTTTTCCATTTAATAGACTGTATTAATATATAATATTACCGATTTTCACATTAATATAATCTTATATAATTCAAAAGGAGATGAAATAAAGATGGATATATATAATAACCAAGGAACTATACAGCAAGTTCCACAACAACCGCCTCCGAGAACAGTTTATTATCATATGAATACAGGTAATAAATCATTTCTTGATATTCACTATTTTCTTAAATCCATAGGAATAAAAAATAATAAATTCATGTTAGCATTACTTGATCCAGATTTAGCATATATAAATCCTCACGACCCTAACTTAAACACATATTATAAACAGAAAGTACTTAGAGAGTGTTTATGTAATTATTGGTAACTAATGCCTTATAATAATAGTAATATTATTATATAAATCTCTTAGATTGCTGGAATGCTTAAAAAGTTCTATATCTTAATAAAGATAATAAATATAGAAATATAAAAATGAAATATTCATATAGCTAATCAGCAGCAAATAATTTATTTGTTCAACGACTAGACAAGAGATATCTAAAAATAGATAATGATATAGTCTTATATTCTATAGTAATATAGAAAAGTTCATAATAGAACTGCTATATATAAATATATAGTGAAAATAAATGATTGGTTGAGAGAAATTGTTAAGATACCTACTCCGGGTGGTCAAGCATCACCATATTTATTAAACAGAGGCAACTTAGCTTATAATTTTTGTAATATGCTAAATCTTAATACATTCTTTGAATTACCTCGTCGAGAAATTGACCTATAATAATAGTAATATTATTATAGATAATTATCCTAATTGCTGGAAATCTTATACAATAAATACATAACCTATATAGGTCTAATAATAATATATATTAAACTTAAATGAGTATATAGATAATCAGCATCAAGTATTATACTTGTTCAACGACTATATGGATAATATCTATTAGATAATGATATAGTCTTATATTCTATAGTAATATAGAGAAGTTCATAAGAGAACTGCTATACAGTGAAAATAATGAGTGTGGTAAAACGATGAGTGTATTAGTACGATATTTATATATTTATACATATGGAACTACAAATTCTAAAATTGCATTTATGCATAAAGATGCTGCTGGATCCAGAGATAACTTGCAATCATTAAAAGATATTAGAGATTTATTACCTCCGTATTTAAAATTATCGGAGAGACCTATAGAGAATGGAAAATTTGACAAAGGAAAAGATAATGTTACTGGATTAGTAAATCCATTTAATAATAATGCTATAAGAGCATATTCATCAGCAGTAACAAAAGCTAAAGCCGCAAGTCTATTGAGAGGTAAAACTATTAGAGTGGTAGTATAATAATAGTAATATTATTATGATAAATTCTATAAATTGCTGGAATTCTTATATAATAATCCTATGATAGGTTTAATAAATTATATTAATATTTAAATGTATTATAAGATAATCAGCATCAAGTATTATACTTGTTCAACGACTATAGATAGAATATCCTGTAGGATAATGATATAGTCTTATATTCTATAGTAATATAGAGAAGTTCATAAGAGAACTGCTATACAGTGAAAACAAAATATTTTGCACAAACCTCTGGTATGACGAATTTGGCTTTATTCCATATAATGATATTATATATTTAAATGCTGCTCCTGCACTACGAACAGCATTTGATATTGCTAGTAAGAATGGAGCTCCTCATGGAGTTAGCATTACAACTACAAGTGGATTTGTAGAATCGAATAGATTATTGTTCTATAATAATAGTAATATTATTATATAAATCTTCTAAATTGCTGGAATTCTTATATAATAATCCTATGATAGGTTTAATAAATTATATTAATATTTAAATGTATTATAAGATAATCAGCATCAAGTATATAATTATACTTGTTCAACGACTATATAGAGGATATCTTATATAAAGATAATGATATAGTCTTGTCTTCTATAGTAATATAGAGAAGTTCATAAGAGAACTGCTATATAATATATAGTGAAAATTACGGAAGGTAGAGTAGCATTTGAAATGCGTGAAAAAGCTACTCAATTCTCAGAGCAATTTTATGATTTAACATATCCTCAATTAAGAGAGATATTAGATGCTAATAAAAAATCTAATTTTGTTCATATATTATTTAATTATCAAGAGATAGGTAAAGATGAAGCTTGGTTTGATAGAATATGCCTTGATATGAATATGAGTTGGGTTGATATTAGGCGAGAAGTTTTATTACAATGGCAATCTGGAGTTACAGATTCTCCATTTGATCCTGATGATCTTGAAACAATACGGTCTCTTGTTAAACCTCCGATATCTATAGTTTATCTATTAGGAAAATATAGATTTGAAACTTATCTTCAAGCAGATACTAGAGTATTTCCTCCGATAATTGGAGTCGATGTGGCCGCAGGATATAAACAAGACTCATCTACTATAACGATAATAGATAGTAAAACTACACGTGTCTTAGGATGTTTAAATTGTAATTATATAAGTACTGTAGATCTTGCTAGATGCTTAGAATTTATTGTTAAACAATGGATGCCTAATTCCATACTTTGTGTGGAAAGAAATGTCGAAATAAAGTATTATAAAGTAGTATAAAGTGATATAAAGACATAGCTATTAGAGTAATCTGATAGTTTTCCTAGGATAATTGCTGGTAAGTTGGTTAAGAGCTATAAGGCTTAAGATTTAAGGTAATAAACTTATAGATAATAATATATTTAAATGATATTAAATTATTATATAAGCCAATGTTCAGCAGCGAAAAATAAATATTATTCTAAGGAGTGAAATTAATAATGAATGAAAGAATGCATGCACCTAATATAAGAGATAAATTTATTGATAAATTAATTCCAGCGGATTTAGTTGCTAATCCAGAACCAAAAATTTCTACTGGAGAACTTATTATGTCATGTGCTCCTATGATGACGGGTTTAATGGAAGAAGCATTATTTAGTAGCAGAAGTACTACAATTAGTAGAGAAACTCAGCAATTATTAGATGAGCATGGAATCAGTTATTAAAGAGGCGAATCGATAATGAGTGAAAGAATTAAAGCCCCTAATATAAGAAATAAGTTTATTGATAAAGTTATCGGAAGTTCTATTGATATGCCAGCTTCTAAAATAAAATTACATCTTGTAGAACAATTTAAAAAAGAAAAAGAATTAGAATCTGGAATCGTTACTAAATTTTATAGCGAAGATGGTAAATATTTATTTAGTAAAAAAAGATGGCGTGGTCGATTTGAATTTACTGATCATGAAGAACAATTTATCGATGAATCTATCCCTGGTGAAAAAGAAATTCTTTATTCTAATAATATTAATATAGATTAATATTTATAACGTTCAACGACTATCTTCTAATGGAAGAGTAAAACCACAAGTTAATGGTGGAAGAACAATCTAGTCCCATATAAATTATTATATGGGTATACATATAGTCTACTCACGTTCTGTAATGGAAGTGCATAGGAATCAGCCTAGCATTATATGTTACGAATATAATGAAATAATAAGGGCGGATATGGTAGTTCGGTAATAGCAAATTTAATCAAAGCAGGTTTAAGATCTAACTTATATTATGAGATTAAAGATCGTGTAGTCGAAGATCGTATGGATGGAGTACATGCCTATAGACAGAAGATCAAGACTAAAGTATATGGATTAAATAGTACTAAAGATGTAAGAAAACAATTAATAGATTTATTAATGGATAGAGTCCAATATCATAAGGATAAATTTATATCGCCTATAATATATCAAGAACTCACAGGAATGCAAGTTAAAAAGAATGGTAAGATTGAGCATTCAGATGCTACACATGATGACCAGATATTTAGTTTACTTATGGCATTATATGTTTGGTACAATGGTACAAATTTAGCTGAAAGATATGGACTTCATAGAACTAGTATACAAACTGATGAAGATGTGGATCAAAATGTAGATTATTTTGATCCTGAAACAATGTCTGTAGTAGAACATTTTAACACTAATACAGAGATTGATGATATTACCGAGCAAACTATTAAGCAGATGGATAATCCCAAAGTAGAATTAATTGGGGATTATATGAATAGAATGTATGAAGAAGAACAACAAAAATTCTATGATTTTGTTAATACAGATCTTGGCGCTAAAGCTTATAAAGAAAAATATAATATTCCACAAGAAACTGACCTTTCTAAAATATTCGGTCAAGATAATGGTAATGGAATAAATAGAATTTCTGATAAAATATTTGATTCATTTTATAGTAATAAACCATTTATTAATGGTTTTGATGTTCCGAGTAGCACTAACGTCATTCCAGAAGGCATGGCATTTGCTTTAGAAGATGATGAATATAGATATTTTGATCATTTTAATTGGTAATAATTTATCCCTTAGGAAATTTCCTAAGGGATAAAATTTTCCATTCATCGATTTAAATTTTTTGAAAATTTTAAGATTTTTTAACAAAAATTTCTATTAAAAATAGCTATACGTACGTAAATCCTTATGGTGTTATCTCTATTTTTTAAGTCTTAAACCAAATTTTAATTGTATATAATATATCTATATAATTTATATATTATAAATTATAATTTAGTAATAATAATTATTAAGTAATTATTATTATAATAATATAGTATTATCATTTAATATTATCAACTATTAATATTTAAAGTATTAATTATTAATATTATTATTGTATAATGTATTATTAATATTAATAAATATTATAATATAATAATGTAATTAATATTAATACTATTAACTAGTATTAATGAATATTGTAATATAATTTAATATAATCAAGTATTATAATCTAGTTTTAATACACTACGTATTAAAATAAAGTAATATAGTAATATAATCTAGTAATATAATCGTATTAGATTTATATACACTAACAGATTATTACGTGTTTATAATCGAATAATACTAGAGTATTACTGATGTATAACGTATTCAAGTAGTATATAACTAGATATAATTAACGATATATTATATACTTTGTATATAACAACTGGGCAACTTTATTTTTTATATATACATAAACTAATTCTAGTAATAATACCAATTATATAAAAATTTATTTCAATATAAAAAATAATAAATAAATTTACAGACATAAATTAGATAGAATCCAGTATATAATTATTCGAGAGTATTATCCAGACTGGATTGCAGATAAGCCCAATTCACATATTATAGAATTCCGGTTTTTTGAAAAAAATAAAATACCGCATTAGCGGTATTCGACTGTCACATACATCCGCGGTCTGCTCCACCAGGGGTCCCGAGCACTATAATAGCTCGGGTCGATCAACGGATGTGCTGTCGGAGAAGCCTCTGCAGGCTTCCCTCCAAGTATGTTTTTTATTTTTTTGATTTGTTTTTTAAACATTTTAAAACTTCCTTTCTTATTTTATACTTATATAATATATAAGTAAATAAATTAACTTTTACACTATTATAAACTTAGTATTAATAAGAATATAAACATATATTAAGGAGAGTGATGGGGATATGCCTATTACAGCAGTATCATATGATATTGTTAATGAATTTAATTTAGCTGAGATGATGGAACATTTTGATTCAGATTATATATTTGATATTATTAATAATAAATTAGATAATATAAATTATTCTAACCCTCTACAAGAACCCAACGTAGTAACTTCATTTGAAGAAACTTTTAAGAACTGGTTTGAGCGTTTCCCAGGAGACGATTCGAATATTAGAATTATAAGATGGCAAGTTTATCTTGATATTATACATGTATTATGTGATAGATTTAATCTTAGATTTAATGAAGATGATGATACTATAAATAGATATACAGCAGCTTATTATCTATATGACTTCTTAGTATGTAATAGAGTTAATTATATAGTAAGTTTCTTTACATCATTTATAGTTAATAATAAAGATTCTTTATGTAGTTATTTAAATTTAGAAGAATATAGAAAAAATAAAGATACAGCAGCGTCATATGGTAAAAGAATATATGCTGATCCTAAGTATGGAGCAATATCAAGTAATATGGTTCAAGTACTACAACATATAGCAAGTCTTGATATATCCCTATATAATATATTCCAGAGTATATATACAAATCCGGTATTATTAGAAATGATGGATAATATCGTAGCCGATAAAGGAACTTTCTTTAATACATATTATGCATCAATACTAGATCAACCAGAAAATCTTCCAATAGTTATAGTAAATATAAGATTAGCATTACAGAATCTTGTTGGTAATTTATCTCCTAATACGATACAAGAAGTTATGGCTTATGCTAATCCTGAAGAAAATGCTCTTGTAGCATTAGAAGTTAAAGAAGATTATAAAACTGAATAATTTAGAAAGGAAATGATTTTATTATGGATGAAGGAATTCTTACTACAGAATCAACAACTAATGAACAGATGGAAATTCATGTAGAATCTCCGAAACAAAAAGAAGCTGTAATCAATGATACAGTATTAATAGTTGATGATGATCACAAAGAAGAAGTTAAGAAAGAACCTATTGAAGCATCTTCAGAAGAAAATTCTCCGAAGGTGGAAGAAACTAAAAAAGAAGAAGAATCCATGGAACTTCGTATTAAGAGAGTTCTTAAAGAGTATGATAAAGAATTATCTGAAGACGATATAGATACTCTCATAAGTTTAATGGAGCAAATTAATAAAGGAAATACTTCATTCTTATTTGCTAAATTGCCTAAGATTATACAGAAAAGAGTATTATCTACATTAAAAAATAATAAGAAAAATCCTGGTGGTAATACTGCTTTACTTAAAGAGAAATTAGCTAGAGATTATTTAAGTTTCTTTGCTGATAATATTATTAAATTTGTATGGGCAGATGCTTTAAAGAATCAATCTCAGCAAGAATTAGATGAAGATAAATTACCACCAATAGAAGATGAAAAGTTATTAGAAGAATGGAAAGCAAAAAAAGAATTAAATAAGATTAGTAAAGATATTGATGATTTATTAAAGAATTCTTTTAAAGAAGCTTTTGAGAATATTGAAGAAATAGAGAAAGAAGATCCTGCGAGAGCAGAAAGAATTAAAGCAGTTAAATCTGGTTTCGAGCATGCCGAAAACTTCCAGGAATTAATTGATTATATTGATAATGATTCTCCTAGGAATATTAAGAGATATCATCAACATTATAATTCTGATACCGAATTATTACATAATTATTTAGCAACTAATTGTTTTAAGATTGCTGCTCCGAGTACTTCTATGATGTATGATTTTCTTAGACAGTTTCTTGATAAAAAATATACTACAGATGATATCAAAGGTTTCATTACACTATTGAGTAGGATGTTAATGCAGCAGAATGTTAATGATCTTGAAGAATTTGCTTTTGTATTTAAATTATTAAGTAATATATATTGTATTAATGCTACTCCGAATCAAAGAGAGATTATTATAAATAATATTGCTAAGGTTATTGATTATATGATAACCAAAAAAGGAGGTAAATAAATATGTCTAAAGGACCTCATAGTAGAGACGATCATTATGTATATGGTAAACCATCACCAATAAGACAACCATATCCAGCATATTACAATTCTTCATGGTATCATAGAAAACCACCGAGAAGATTTTTATCTGATATGCTATGGTTTATGGATGACGGCTCTAGTTATACTATAGACAATAGGCCATCTGATCCTAACGCGAAGATTAATAGATCTCTTAGTAAAGTTAATATAATTAATATTGAGACTGTTGCTGTACATTCTCTTCGTATTAAATTATATGGTGCTACTGAAGAAGATGATGTGGATCTTACATTAGAACTCGGTAAGAAATATGATATTATGTATGTTACCGAAGGTGGTCTCACAGTTGCCAGAGGAATTTTAAAAATTATTGATTCTAGTATACCCGATACATGTATTCGTTATATAGGAGAATTTAATTCGACTGTGAATACTGCTTATATTGGAATGGATTGTTCTACCGAAGGCAACTCTGATAAACGTAAAATATATATAGCATCTATTAGAGCTATACAGGAAGTTGTTGATGAAGAAACCGAACAACTTATAGCAGAAAACGATCTTACTGATAGTGAGAAGCTTGATTATGTAGTAAATTTATTACCAGGAATGGATGAAAAATTAAATAAATTATTAAATAAACTTGCTGTACATGATAAACATATTTCTAGTAAATTAGATAGTATGAATATTGTAGAGAAAATTGAATATCTTAATCGTACTTTGGAAGAGAATTTAGCAGAATTATCACGTGACAAAGATAAGGAAAATGATGATAATGGATAATGATATTTTTAAACAAATAGTATCAGAAACAGATTTTAATTATGAAACGATATCAAAAATAATTGATATACATAAATTAGATGAATATTTATCTAAAAGATATTGGAATGATGAAGAACAAATTGATTTAAAACGATATTTATCTATAGAAATAATTAGTAAAATATTATATTCTTCTACGGAATATCCGGATAAAAGTATATTCGAAAACATATCTAGTGATTTATTAGAATCAGTAGCAAGTTTTGCAATAACAAAATTTAATAATGATAATACTACATTTTTTGGTAAAATTTTAGCTAATAGAATAGGCTATAATAATATATTTGAAATATTTGAAAAATATATTGTTGAAAAGAATCTTAAATCTACACAAGCAAGAATATTATTAAATACAGCTTATAGATTAAGTCAAGAACTTACAATTGATTTAAAACTCATAGATAATGTTTTAAATGTTATGAGTAATCCTAAGATAAGTGTAGCCAGTCTTAAGATATTATCTGATATGATTCTTAATTATAGTGAATATGTATTTTCTAATTATGTAATCGATTGTGGTAATAGATGTATTGCTCTTGAAATTACTATGTATAATTATAAACAATTAATAGAAATATACAAAGGCATGCAATCTAAAATCGATTGGAGAAAATATGCGTATTATATGATATCAGAAAATAATATGAAGATCATTAGACAGATGTTAGAATGCGGTATGGATATGGATTTTGATAATGATATAGTAAATATAGAATTTAAACCATTTGATAATAAAAATAAAAAATTAAATTAAAATACATATCCCCTAACCATATTATGGTTAGGGGATAAATTATTTAAAATCATGATCGTGTTTAATAATAGTTAAAACAAATATAAGAAGATACATGCAAAATAATATTAATAAAGTTATAGGGATTTCTTTTAATTGTATTGTTGTGTTTAATCCATATTCTGAGTATATCATGACTGTCGTTAAAATACATACTATAATATATTACTCTCCTTACTTTATTATATAAACATCTACATCATGTTTTCTTCCAAATTTAACACAAGTATCATGATCTGCTAAATATATATCTATAACTCCTTTATTAAATCCACCGCGATCTTCTACTGTATAATAGCCGTATCCATCTATATATAACTTAGTTCCCATAGGAAAATCTAATTTATGAGCTGCTACGGTCTTATTCAGTGTAGGATATTTTCCATTAGCACATCTATTACCAGTCCAAGCATAAGCAGTTAATTTAAATTTTCCAACATATTGCATTTTCTCATTATGTTGTACTTCTATAGATTCTACTGGTTTAAGATATTTAGTTTTTATTGCATATCTTTCATTGTTAATAATAATATTAGAATACCCGTTATCGACTGAAGATATTTCAACTTTAACCACATCATTTTTACGAAAGTATTTAATCTTCATATCCTCTTTAGAAGGATCGCTATTAGCTTCAGCTAACTTTGGTTTTATCATCATATCCTTTGTGGGTATAATGTCTTGTGGAATAAACTTCTCTTGAATATCTGCAGATACTAATATATCTAATATGTAAGGTTTATTATCTATATTAATATCTGTAGATAATACCTGTCCGTAACTAATAGTACAGACATTAACTAATCCTATAATACTTAATACTACTAACGCTTTAATTATAAATTTTAATGATCTCATTATATATAAATAACCTCCTAGATGATTTAATTTATTGTAATAACATAAAATTTCCTTTTAAATTATTATAAACTTCCACAGGAATGTTTTTATCTACAGCTACAGTCATTAATTTATTATTAGGATTTTGTCTTTGTTGACTACAATAATTAATGTATTGATTAGTTATTGAATTTATAGCCGCTAGTTGTAATTGATTATAATTCATAATATCTTGATAATATTTAGCTTCAGCATCAATAGAATTTTGTAATGCATAATCCATATATGATGCTGAATTAAATTTTCCATTTTGAATAGCAGTACCAACTCCTGGATCTATAAAAGCTCCAACTTTATTTATAGTTGGTAAAACTACATTACAAACCCAATCTTGTAAATTTTTTGCCAATGGCATTTTAGATCTATTGGCTAATTCATATAGACCGGCTTGATTTATTAAAATCATATTTTGACTTCTTGCTCCACGACCAGAATAATTAACAGAACGATTCGTTATCTCGATTCCTGAATCATCTATAGGAATGGTTTCATATCTTTTATTAATCAGACTGACATGATCTCTTAGTGCTTTTGGAAAATTTGAATATTCTAAAACATTACAAACATCTTTTCCAACAAACCACGGATCGTTATAAGTATTATCATACGCTATAACTCTAATATTATTAAACAATGGCGAGTTAAAATGTTTAAATAATACAAATCCGTTTTCTCTAGTAATCCCATTAGAAATAGTAAAATTTTGATTCTGTTCCATAATATTAATTATTCCTTTCATATAATAAAGTTATAAAAATACAATTAAATGACATCATATTTTACGATATCATTTAAAGGATAAAATTAAATTATTTATTTCATCTTTTTTATTATTTTAAGAATGAAATATACTAACCAATATCCAATCATATAAGTCATTCCAGCAGACATATCATTATCTATTAATAATATTACTACTGTAGAACCAATAATGGACATTGCTACATTGATAGCAATAAAAAGCTCATTCATTTTTTAATCACTCCTTCCGTTATAATATACTTATATAATATACAATTAAAATTCATATTAAAAAAATTAAAATTAAATACAATCTAGCAGATAGATATAATAATCTATCTGCTAGAAGGCTAATTAAAATACTTTACCGGATATATATCCGGTAACAAACCCATAACCAAACCATTTAAAGCTTGACTTGGGCACACTCCATACCAATAGCAGAAGTGATATCAAGACAATTATTATTATAAATTTTTTCATGGATATGATTCACCTCCTTTCTATTGGTATACGTATATATAATATACAATTAAAAATGTCAATATTTCCACTATGGCATATTAACCATAGTGGATAATAAATTATTATATACTTATTATATTAGAATAGTTAACATAATCATTCTGTAATCTTTGTAATCCGATAGACTCTATTGGGAAGTTCTTTAATAACGAGTTAGTAATACTCTTAATATCTACAAACTTTAACACCCAATCAGGAATATCAGAATCCATTAAAAATCCTATAGTATCAAGTTTGTCACACATAGCCGGATTATTCATTAAATCTACTAATCTCTGATATACTACAGGATCACTATCTTTAATAAGATTTACATTACTCTTATTTAAATTAAGTTTAATCTTAAATATGCGATTACGTTCATTAAGATTAATAGCGGGTAACTCTGGAGTGCATACAGCATTATACATTATTATAGCTTTTACACCATTTTGAGACATCGGCTGAGCATAACTCTTCATAGGCGCTACATTATCAGGATTATAATATGTAGTTTCTTTATTCATTATACTTTGAGCTATTTGCTTTTCTATAATAATGAGTTTCTTCATAATCTCTATCTGATTGATATCATCTTTATTGAGAATATCATTATAAATAATATCTTGAAATGCTTGCTTGATACCATCCGGAAGAGTAGATTTATTTATCGGTAGACCAGTTACTACAAAACGTCCTTTTTGTGTATTAGGAATTATTTTTTCTTCTCGTCTTTCTTGAATTGATGCATAATTCTTTCTAGCTAATGTCATTAAAATAGCTTTAAATTCAAATTCATTTTTCCATGATTTTCACTATATATTATTATATAGCAGTTCTCTTATGAACTTCTCTAATATATTATTATATATATTAGATGATAAGACTATATCATTATCTAATTATATATAGATATTCTATCTATAGTCGTTGAACAAGTATAATTATATACTTGATGCTGATTATCTATTAACTCATTTAAGTTTTATATATTATTATTTTTATTAAACCTATGATAGGTTATATAATTTATTATTAGACT